TAGGAAGCCCAACATATCTAGGGTCTGTTCCATAATCTTGGGCAGTGCGACTTGCGCTACGCAAATTTTTAGCAGCCTTTGAAGTTGCACTATTATATCGTGCTTTTCCTACAGTCCTAGACACAGGATTCTTTGCGTATACTGACTGAGCAGAAGCAGAACGGCGTTTAGCCATAAGAGTTTCGTGACGATTAGAAATCATTTTTGCTTCTTTAGCCAAAGCACTTCTATGTGTCTTTGCAGTTCTGCGAATAATCTTTTTAGCAACAGGAATCAAAAAGTCATCAACTAGACCCCCAGGATGTCCTTGGTTTGCTTGAATGGCGGGTTTCTTTCCAGCAGCCATAATTAGCGACCCTTTCTGCGGTTAATTATATTTTTTTAGGTGTCTTGGGAACTTTACGACTTAAAACGGGAATGTCTTTGTCTGCACCAAAACGGCTAGCGGAACTGCTTGCACCCTTAGATTTTGGAAACTTTAATGTTCCCATTCTTTCTCTAAACGGGGGATTAATCTCCATTATAAACTCCTAGTTTGAACTTTTATATTACTGCAGTAAAGGGGGCAGGTCTGGTCATGACAGACCCGCCCCCAAAACCATTTAAAACCGTTATTAGGCGGTCTTAGCAGTCAACTTACCTTGCTTAGCACGGTTACGGATTGTAAGGTTACCGTAACACATTACTTAGAGTTGATGAAGAACATGGTACCAGCAGGTGCATGCACATCATAAACAACAGGTGCCGACTTGAACAACAGGTTCTGGAAACCAGCATCTGCTGTCTTGGTGTCGGTGTAACGCAACTGTGGTTGCAACAATGACTCATACTTTTCAAACAATGTTTGAGTAGTGAGAACCATGTCGGGATGGTCGTTACCAACAGACACGCTGTTGTATGCGGTAGCCATCTGGGCAAGAGTCAAAGCACCAGCGGTGTTTTGCTCGTATGAACGCCACCAATCGTTACCCTGACCTGAAGCCGAGTTAATACCACCAACAGTGTTGCCTGATTCAATCAAGTTACCAAGACCGTTCCAAGACTTACCTGAGTTAGTACCACCAGCACCAAGGGTGTCAGTTCCGTCACCAAAGAACATCTGGTTAAAGCCTTCACGCAGAGACTCTTCAGCCTGCATAATCTTGGCTTCCAACAGGTTGATAACTTCCTGCTCACCGTTGTTCTTTGCTTCTTCAATACCGCTGATAGCGATAGAAGCAGCATACTGCTTCCATTCAAATTCTGCTGCCGAGATACCATCTTGTGGTGTAAGGTCAATTGAATCGTAACCTGAGTATGGCTTCACAGTAGAGTTCTGACCATAAATAAGTGGTTCAACAATCTTCGTACCGCCGTTTACGAGACGGATACGACCCTTGTCCATAAGGTGGTATGTCAACGGACGAGCCGTGAACACATTGTCTGTCAACTGGTCACGATAGTTCGCAAGCGTAGTAGACAGAATTGCATCAAAATTAGCATTTCCAGCCATTTTATTTCTCCTAGTTTAAAAATTAGCGTTTAATTGTCTTTTGGCTGCAATCCAAGCATCCGTCAGATTAGTAATAGGTTCAAAAGATTCAGTAGTTGTAGACTGTGTTGCTGACGCTCCACCTTCTACAACAGCCGCTTGTCGTTTTGCTTCAACAACTTTAGATTCCTGCAGTTGTTGTTGCTGACCAGCAGCCTGTTCTATTTCTTTTTGCCTAGTAAACTTATCAAAAGCGATTTGCTTATAGACTGCTTCCAAGTCAGTTGTATTACGCTTTAAAGCGGCATTGACAACTTCATTTGTGTCAAAATCCTGATACTTGGACTGCAAGCGAGAAATTTCTCGTTCAATCTCCTGCTGAGATTGATATTCTTCAAACTGTGCAATACGCTGGTCAAGTTCCCGCATCTTACGGTCAACAGGGTCTAAATCTTCAAAAGATTCATCCATCCCCGAAACCATTTCAGCAGCCTGCGCTGTTGAAATGCCATAATGACGGCTGAGAAGTTGTAGTGTTCCAGCAGGGTCATTCTCAAGAGCCGCCTGAAGAGTAGATGCAAACTGTAAAGATTGTCTCTGCTCTGCAAGTTCTTGGGTCTTGCGAGTATAATCTGCTTGACGCTGGTAACCAGCAATTGCCTCAGAAAGCGGAACTTGTAGTTCTTCCCCATCCAACTTGACAGGAATGCGGTAATCCGAATACTCGTCTACATTAAGAGTGGGAATATCTGGGCTTTGACTAACCTCACTGGAATCGGGTGACCCACCTTCTACGATAGGTTCCACTTCAGATACGGGTGCGAGTTCTTCGCTCATATGTTATTTTTCTCCTAGAGTCCAAACGGTTGCTCTATATATAGAAACCTTGTTCCCTAATTAGATATATCTAACAGGGCGGGTCTTTTTAGAATTAGACCTACCATCGGCAGGTCGGGATTTAGGCTTTTGTTGAGATTGTGTCTTTTTGTTAGAAAGTTGTGGATTACCAGAATCCATGCTTTTCAAAGATTTCATGCTACCCACCGTGTCCCTTACGGGGTCACGGAGAAGAGAATCAATCATAGACAGAACCGAAGCGGGATGACTAGGTGCGTTGCTGGCAAAGTTATCATTAATATACTTTAGGGTTCTTTCATCAAGGGGTTTTTCAAGAATGTCCCTGTTGTATCGTTTCTTAATAAAATCAATTACCCTACGCCCATCTGGGGTTCCTTTGGGTTGAAAATGCCAGTTTTCTCCAGTTGAATCAACCCGTGTAATGCCGTATTGGTCGGCAAGTTTTGCCGCCAATCCAGAATCACCAACAAAGTCAACAGCAAACCCACCAGTATGCCAACTAGCATTAGGAGTAGCGGAAGGAGCCATACCTTTTTTTAATCGGTATATTTTACCTTCATATTCTTTTAAACGACCCTTTTTAAACTCGTTGTATGTTTTAGGGTTTGTAATATCTATGTTTTCATCTGTCGGAGCATAGCGTTGTTTCCACAAACGAAGAACTTCTTCAGTGTCTCTATCTGCTCCGCCTACACCAATGGTTGGATTTTCTGTAATTAATCTAATAATGTTTTCACGAAACCCAGGGGCAAGGCTTTGAATCATTGGGTCGTTGGCAACAGCGGAAAGTGGAATTTTTCCACCATAACCCCATGGCACATATGTTTCAGCCATTACATACCGCCTTGTTGTTGAATCATAGCCATAATTTCTGGTGGAAGTTCACCAGCCATTTGCGGACCCGCAGGAAGCGCACCTTGTGGTGGCGCACCTTGCGGTCCACCCATAGGGGGTTCACCTTCTGGTGGCATTTGCTGTTCGGGCATGGACAAAAACTTCTCTGGGTTCTTAATGTTGAAACCTTGTTGTAGGACATAACCAGCCAACTCCTGCATGTTAACAATACCAGCACTAGCAAACGGTGCCATAGCGTCAACCATTTGCAAAGCCATTTGACGGCGAACCGCTTCATTGTTGGGTTGCGTAGAGCCACCGACTACTTCAAAGTCAAAATCACCTTCAAGATATTCACGGTCATAAGTAACCCAGATAGGTTCTCCGTCCTTGCCCATAAGGCGTGCAACTTGCTCACCAGTCATATACTGTTGAGCCAGCATCAACATGCGGCGAGCCACTTCAGAAATAGACATTTCAACAATAGCCAACTTGTCTGCTGTACGGGCATTAGCGGCATCCTGAATAGCCGACACTTCAGTAGCGGTACGGCGAATCTCAGGCAAACCACCAGTCATGAACTCAGGCAAACCAGTAATACGGTCAATGTCGCTAGAAATCATCTCCGACTGATTATAAAACTCAGGCGGAGAAATAACAGCAGGCATAGGTGCAATAACACCACCGAGTGGTTCGTCACCCACAACAGGAACCATCACATTGTCCGCATCCGACTCCAAGGCGGTGCGACCAAACTGGTCAAACGCTGATTCCTTATAGAGCCACTTACGAGCAAAACGCTTACGATGATTCATCATCTGAGAACGAGTCTCGTTCAGTTCACGCTGCAACGGTTCAATCTGCTCCAAATCACCAATAGGATAGAAAGAATCAGGAACATCATAGTTACGCAACATAACAAAAGGATGACCAAACGCATAAGGCATACGCATAGGCTTAATCAGAAACTGGTCACCATTCTCAGTGAACACACACATTGTGCGGTTCTGAATATCATAGTATTCCCAAATTTCAGCATACCCATAGTTCTTGTCGTAAATTTTACGCTGACTAGGGTCATCCGTGTAACGGCTGACAGCCATCATTTCAACAAGTTCACGAGCAGCCTTGTTGTAACGCTTATCTGCTTTAACATCCTTTACAGGTCGGCGGATACGCTGAGCAATCCACTTAATGTCATGCATGCTAGTAGCATCGGAGTCTACAAAGACATCAAATGGGGATACACGCTCCGCAAACGGCGAGTCCTGAACAATGACGGTTGTGCTGGTGGATTCTCCACCTGCTTGCGGGTCATCGTTATCGCCTTCATCCATAACGGCTGACTCTTCAACAAAACGCAACATTCGGTCTTCATCAGAATACTGGTCGTAATGCTTGCCCTTGTATAGGTCTAGCAATCTACGCCATGTAGCGTCTGTGCCTTCATCTTTACGCCACTTCTTTGAAGCGGCTAGATGGGCACGGTAAACACCAAGTTGTTCCGACTGTGACTTTCTAGCCATTACTTACGACCAAAAGCCTTATCGTCAGGGTTCAACCAACGGATAATAGGTGGCACAAAAGCCGCCACAGCGGCACCGAAAACAGCCTTGGGGTCTGTTTCTCCAGCCAACAGCACCGTCAAAACGGTGGCTGTTGCGGCACGCAAATACGAAAAAATCGCTTCACGGCACTCTCGTGTAATAGTGAACTTACTCATTATCTTTCCCTTCATGCCATCCAATATGGCGGTCAATTTTACTTCCGACTTCATCAACCTTGTATAACACACGGTTAATTAACTCACGACCTTCGGCGTGTTGGCTGGTGTTTTCTCGTCGTAGCCTTTGGAGAACCACCACAACAGGTCCACCGATAATAGCCACCACAACAGGTACCAGCCATTCCATTAGAAGCCATAGTCTTTCGCTGGAACAGCGTTAACACCCGCTGCTTTAGCATCAGAAACAATCTTATCTTGGCGTTCCTTAATGGTCGGACCGTGAAAATTCTCTTTGCCGAACTTGAAACCGATGTCAACAGTCTTGATATGGCATTTGAAACAGATATTTCCACGGCGTGGCACCTCATTGACCGACACAAAACCGCCACATTGTACGCAATTGAACTCGTAAACTTCCATAATAATACTAAACCTGTTCCCTAAAGTGGATTTTTGGTACTGGAACGAATATTATGTGCCCCAATCGGCACTTTTCCTTCCCCAACATCACTCATAAGGTGCTGTTCCCACCACATAAGACTATTTTTAGGTACAACAGTGTCCCCACGGTACTCAGGAAGCCAAACATACTTCAACATTTGGTTACAAATAGCCAAAGACATCGTTCTGTCGTCATGTGGGCTACCAGCCATCTTTCCGTTGTCCTTGCGTACATAGGTACGCAACTCGGCAATGGTCTTAAAACAGTACACAACCACATCTTCGTTGCGTAAAGCCGCAACTAACTCGTCAATAGCCAAAGGTTTAGTCGTACTAGTGGTTCTCCAACCCAAAGTTTCAGTTTGGGTTGGGTTACGCATGGACAACTTACGCTGGCGGTAAATGTTTTTGTATCCAGACCGCTGAGCAGCCTTAATGGTCGTCAAACCATGGTTGTTGGACTCAATGCCCAATAGTGCCTGATTATACCACCATGATAAATCAGCCAATAGTTCACCAAATAGGTCTGGTTCAATATGTCCATGCCAGTGTGCCACAACTTCACCTGTTGTAGCGTTTACAATGTGAGCAGAACTGTAGTCACCGTGCGATAAACCTTCCGCCACATCAGCCCCGACCACATAAACTCCTTCAGGTCGTGGATAATCCCAAATAGACAACGGACCATCATCGCCGTCACGGAACTCATAGTTACGGTCAGAGTAAACATGCAGATACCCAACATCAGGGTCAATCACACCCATAGCATCCAACAAGTCCACATCAAATACAGGGTTACCTGACTTAACAAATGCTTCTTCAGGGCTACGGGGGTATTCCTGATGTAACTGCCAAGACTGCATGTTGCGTGACTTTACCGCATACCAGTCTTCGTCACGGTCACCAGCAGACCAAGGAAAGAAAATACCCACAAACTGGTTAGTACCAGTTTGTGAACCAACCCACATCTGATGAAAAAAGTTACCAGAACCATTAGCAGTGGACAAGCCGATGACTCGTCCGCCGACATCGGCAATAGGTTCAATAGAAGCCCACGCTTCTTCAGGGTTAGGTAAGAAAGCCCATTCGTCAACAATAACCAAATACACAGACTCACCACGAGCAGGGTCAGAACCAGATGGCAAAGATTCAATAGCAGACTCGTTATCAAACATCATTTTCTGCTGATGGTCCGTGGTTTGACGGGGACCCCGTTCTTTCATCCACTGCGGAATAAAACGATACCCATACTTAGATTTAGCAAGCAACTTAACCGATTCACGCTCGGTACGAGACAACATAACAACAAAACGGTCAGGCTGAAAGAATACCAACCAAAAAGCGTATGCAGCCGCTAGTGTGGAGAAACCAATCTGTCGTGCTTTAAGAACAATACTATAGCGTTCCGACATCCAAGTTTCCATAGTTTCAATCTGCGCTTCACGCATCTCAAAAAGAATACGACCCTTTTCAGGATGTTTAATATACCAGTAATGTTCACAAAAATAAATGAACGCATCCAGTTGTTCATCCAAAGTGGCGTTATCGGGTCCACGGCAAAGTCGCCATTCCCGTTCGTTAATTAATGCTTGAAGGTCCATAATTATGTACGAATAATGAAGTTAATCCCTAAAAATGGTGTCATGTTTTCATGTGCTGCACTAGCGTTCGCTGCTGTAGAGTTAGACACGGCACCACTAAAATAAACAGGGTGACGGTGCTGAACACTCTGTCCAGATGAAGTACCACCCAAAGCATAGTTGGTTGCGCCAGCGTTGCTGGCTGCAGTTGCCGCAGTAGTTACACCTGTATGTCCGTGTGATGCTGTAGCAGACTGGCGACCATTAACCGTATAAGTATGGCTATGGTCGTTATCGTTAACACCAGTTCTATCTGCCACGCCATCACTAACAGAAAAAGTATGTCCATGACCATGTGCTGAAGTACCAGACTGTGCGCCAGTAAGCGTTACGGATTCAACACCGCCAGTAGCACCCAAAGACCTAGAAGTTAAACCAGAACCAGTACCGACACCAACAGGCATGCGTCCACGCATGTCTGGAAGGTTAAAAGTAGTAGAACCATCACCAACACCAAAAGTTGTGCCAACAATACCAAACAAAACAGAATAAGTTGTTCGTGACACAGCGGAACCATCACACAATAACCAACCGCTAGGTGCGCTAGAACCACCATACATGTGAATGACACCAGCCACAAGACCAACACCATCAGCACCTGCAGGACCTGTAGCCCCTGTAGGACCAGTATCACCAGCGGGTCCTTGTGGACCAGTTAAACCAATAGGTCCCTGTGCGCCAGTGGCACCCGTAGCACCCGTAGCACCCGTGGGACCTTGTGGTCCCGTTGCACCTGTATCGCCTGTTAGACCTATAGGTCCTTGAATACCTTGCGGACCTTGTGCACCTGTTGGACCAGTTGCTCCAGTAGCACCTGTTGGACCTTGCGGACCTTCTGCACCGTCAAGGTTTACATTCCAAGAAGAATATGTTCCACTTCCATTAGAATCATTTAAATCAAGAACCAACGCACCCGTAGACTGGTTATAAGAAACAACTTGTCCGTGCATGTGGTTTGTCAAGTTATAAGCAACAATAACGGTTTGAGCAACAGAATAATCAAGATGCAAATCAACCGTATACAAAGTAATAGTACCAGTATTAGCAATCGTTAAACTGGTGGTAGATGTGGTGTGGTAACGGTCACCATCAAGACCGTCATTACCTGCAATACCAGTAGCACCAGTTGCTCCTGTGGCTCCAGTGGGTCCCTGTGGTCCTGTAGGACCCGTGGGACCCGTCAAACCAGTTGGACCCTGCGGACCTGTCGGTCCTGTCGCACCAGTAGGTCCTGTAGGACCCTGTGAACCTGTTGCGCCTGTAGCACCAGTTAAACCCTGTATGCCTTGTGGACCTGTTAATCCAATCGGACCAGTGGCACCAGTTGCGCCAGTCGGTCCTTGTGCGCCTGTCGCACCAGTTGGACCTTGCGGTCCAGTAGGTCCAGTCGGTCCCGTCAAGCCAATTAATCCTTGTGGACCACGGGGACCGACATTTGCGGCAGCGACAACCGTCACAGTACCGCTGGAAAGAGTGTTGCCAGTAAGAGTATTAACAGCAACATTGATATCAGTTAAAGTCACATTCAACTGAGATTCTTCATTAGACCCCAATTGGACTTCAATATCACGAATAGCCATATTAGCGAGTTACATCAGCAAGAATCGTACACTTACCAGCAACAATAGTAGTAATAACACCAATGTCGCTACGCTGAAGGTCCCAATACGCTGTACCAGCAACCAAAGTAGCACTAGTCACAGCAGACAAAGTTAACCGCACTTCACCAGCAAGAGCGTCTACTATGTCGCAGGTAAAACTAGCCGCAGCACTAGAGTCATCACGGTTATAACGAATTTGGCTAGTAAAGACATCACCAGTCAAGTTAACAGGCGCACCAGCAGAATCGGTGACGGTAATGTTAAACACTTCGGTGTCTCCACGCATAATTTTAATATCTTGTTTTGCAGGAACCATATAAATACCTAGTTTGTTCTAATCTGAGTCTCGCATACGCTTAACTCTGGGTTCAGGTTCTTCAAAGAAACACTCTGGACAACCAAATTCAAAGATAGGCGGATACTCACAACCGCATACCTTACACTCTACCAAGTCAGGAGTTTGACTCACGGCTTTCCAACCTAGCGGACTTCTCAGCAGAAGCCACACTAGCAATAAGGTCTTCTAAGTCCTTATCTGAAATCTCAGCCAAAGACTGAGTATGAGTAATGTTAACCTGTTGGGGGGCTAAACGGTTAGTAGCCTGAAGATACAATTGGGCGGCTTTGTTATCGCCGCCGAGCGCACGCTGATAGATTTCATCTAGTAGTTTCTGGGTGCGTTCTGGGGACCCTTGTAGTTCTTCTACTCGTTTTTGCCATTCGGCTTTGAAGTGGGGTTTCTTTTGCCACCGTCTTAGGGTGGTGACATCTATGTTTTCTTCTTTGGCGTATGCGTCTTGTGTTTTGGGTGTGCGGTGCCCTGTTGGCACCAGCAGCCAGTTCAAGTATTTTTCTTGTCGTTCATCTAGGATGTCCATGCAAATAGGTGTGTTGTTCTATTGGACTGATGGTTTAGAACAGTGGGGGGGATTATAGGGGGGGTAAGGAAACCTGTAGGTTTACCATAACGCAAGTGACGGTAAACCGACTATAGTATATAGTATGGCTAATGTGCTGCCCGTAGGCAGGCAGCACGACAGTACAGTTAGGCATGGACAACAAGAGTGAAACTAGCATTTAAGATTATAGTTGGACTGGCGAGTGGGACCGTTTTGACGGTTGCTGTTGTCGTTGCCTTCGTGTATCAGCAGGTGAAGAATTTTCAAACAGAATCGTTTGATTAGACCATAATCCTAGAACCCCTAGACTAATAGTATGGAATACATTGAATCCCAACTAAGGAATCTAGCAGACTGGACAGAAGTCCGAGTCACATGGCGAGATGCCTATGCGCCACACTCAGGCTGGCACGAAGTAGAAGAGTACGAACCTGAAGAAGCCATAGCCGTCACCTTGGGACGGATATGGCATAACTGTCAAGAACACTATCTTACGATTGCAGGGACAATCTTCAAACCTGAAGATGGTACAGTAAAAACCGTCGGAGACATTAACCACATTCCACTATCGTGGATTATAAAAATAGAAGTAATTAATGAGCCAGCCGTATAGCAACCCAACCCTTAGAACCCGCCTAAAGAATAAAATAATGGCAGGCACAAAAGGCGGCAACGCAGGTCAATGGTCAGCCCGCAAAGCACAACTGCTGGCGGCTGAATACAAAAAAGCAGGTGGCGGCTACACTGGTTCACGCACAAAAGCACAATCCAACCTGAAGAAATGGACCAAAGAAGAATGGACCACCAAATCAGGAAAACCATCAACCCAAGGACCCAAAGCCACAGGAGAACGCTACCTGCCTAAAAAGGCTATAAAGTCTCTTAGTGCTTCAGAGTATGCCAGCACCAGCCGCAAAAAGCGGGCTGGCACATCATCAGGGAAACAATTCGTAGCAAACACACCCAAAGCAAAGGCTGCGTCCCGCAAAGCCAGAAACACACATGTAATGCCAGACGGCAGAATAATGAAAGGTGCCAAACATGGTCGCTAACAAAGACCCACGACTCGCTAGGGCTGGAGTATCAGGCTATAATAAACCCAAAGCCACACCAAGCCACCCAACCAAATCCCACATCGTAGTAGCCAAATCAGGCGGCATGGTAAAAACCATCCGCTTCGGACAACAAGGCGTAAAAGGGTCACCCAAAAAGAAAGGCGAATCAGCAGCCTATGCTAGCAGACGCAACCGCTTCCAAACACGCCACGCCAAAAACATAGCCAAAGGACCAATGTCAGCCGCATACTGGGCAAACAAAGTCAAATGGTAAGGTATCAAACCCTTATATAACAAGGCTCATACGGTACTTAAAAAAAGACCCCCACCCCCATGGGGGCTTTTTTATGCCCCCTATCCCCAAACCCCAAAATACAACGCATCGGCTATGGCATAGATACTACTTTAGCACTCGTGCCCCCGTACCCCCCCGTGCCCCCCTGCCCGTGTGTGGCTAGAGTGTTGATGACCAATGGATAAAGGTGCTTTATACCTTAAATGATTATGGTTAATACGACTTTAAACCCCCCAATGCGGGCGTATGCGGGCGTGATTACCCGTGTGTGCGATGGTGTGCGCCTATGTGTGTTTTTCCTGCGACATGTGTCACCGTGTGCATTATGCACGGGGTGACGGTGTTTGGGGGTGACGGCTTCGCCGTATACCTGCGTGTGTGTGTGCTAAGTCGCCGACTGTTCCCAAATTTTTTTCCGTTATTTTGCAAGGGTTTGCGGGGGGTGAGAAAAATTAGTGGTTGACAAGTGGTGGAATTGCTGGTTATGGTGTTTGGCAACCTCATCGGTTCGCCGTTGAGAGTCGTACTCCCCGATAGTGGGGCGATAGAGGTACGGCACGACTAACGGGGTCACGGGATGTGTCCTTCGTTAGCGTATCTGGTGTCGCACTTTGCATTATGCCAAGTGTTGCTAGCGACGGGTATCGTAGATACCGCTAAGGGCAGAAGACACGGCGATAATCCGTAGGATTAGACAGATAAGGTGTTTCTGTCCCCTACGGGGAGTTATCGTAAGTGACCTATTGTGGACGGTATTTATACCGTCCCACACGGACTCAGTAGCACGGACATTATCCGTGTAGGGTGCAATTCCCTTTCCGTGTACTACTACCTAACGGTAGTTAGGTGCTGGTTTAAGACTTGCACCGTCCTTAATCCCTACTATGAACGGAGTTCATAATGTCCCTGCTAGTTATCACCAACCCAGACGCTTTTCTGGAAGAAAAGCGTGCTTTGGGCTGGTTCATCTCTGATGAAGAGCGTTTCCTTGACCCTTGCTACCCTTTGGGTAGCGCAAACTGCACCGAGTATCACTTGTCTTCCGAACTTGGATACGAAGGTATCCTTTTCGTTGCTGTTGGTACGGGCTTCGTAGAAGCCGAGTTTATGCCGTTTGAAGTTCGTGCAGAATACTCAGATAGTGAGTATTACAACAACTATGGACGCTACGAAGACTAGTCTTCGTTTGTCCTTGCAACTAGTTTCCCACCGTGGGCATTATGCTCACGGTGGGAGTCACCTAATCCCTACTAATGAACGGAGTTCATAATGGCTAATAAAGCATCCACCATTCTAAGTATCAACTTAGAGACTGACCGTGTCACGGTTCAACCTTACGGTTGGAGCAAGGACAAGGTTGACCGTTTCACTTGGCTTGCCAAGGTTGACCGTATTCAAACTCTCAAGGCGATGGGAGTAACCTTTACAGGTTCTCCCATGCACCGCAAGGACTTTGAGTTGAACGCTTTCTACGAAAAGAAGAAAGAAGAGTTGCTCAAAAACGGTGTAACCGTTATTGAAGTTGGTGTTCGTCCGACACCACAACCAACACCACCGAAGGTGGAGAAAGAGAAGGCTCCAATGCCTACACAGCCACGAACCACCGAAGGTGGACTTGACGGGGCACTTCGTGCCATTGTTGAAGCCGTTATCGGGGACTTCGTCCCTGAATTGCCTAAGGATGAAATTGCTAACACCGTAAACGGTGCAATGGAAGGTTATGTCACCATTTTCAATGGTGTTGTTGAAGAAGTAACATCCTTGAAGGATGTTATTGCAACTATGCAACCTAAGGTTACGGAAGTGAAACTTCCGTCTGGTGAAGTTCGCAAGTTGGACGGAGTCCAACACCATAACTTCAACAAGGTATTGTTGAACCTTCAATGCCGTGTCCCAACCTATTTGGTTGGTCCTGCAGGTACAGGCAAGTCAACCATTGCCGAGAACGCTTCTCAAGCCTTAGGGCTTGACTTTTATAGCAAGTCGTGTTCTAGTCAAGCCACGGAATCATCCCTATTGGGATATATGTCGGCTACGGGGCAGTATGTCGGAACAGGGTTCCGAACAGCGTTTGAGTTTGGTGGAGTTTATCTACTTGATGAAGTAGATAACGGTAACGCTAATGTGCTTACGGTGTTGAACTCCGCTTTAGCGAATACCTTTATGGCTTTCCCCGATGGAATGGTGAAGCGTCACAAGGACTTCGTCCTTGTTGCTACGGCGAATACCTTCGGTCATGGTGCTACCGCCGAGTATGTGGGTCGTAATCCTTTGGATGCGGCTTTTCTTGACCGTTTCGCTAGTGTCGTTATCGGTTACGATAACGCTATTGAAGAAGCGATGCTTAATGCGGTTGGCTTGGAGCCAACGGTATCGGCTAAGTGGCTCAACATCGTCCGTATGGCACGACAGAATGTGGAGAACTACGGCTTGCGTGTCGTGGTTTCACCACGAGCCACTGTTAACGGTGCCAAACTTCTCAAGGGTGACGCTTACACCATGAAAGAACTTGTAGACACAGTTCTTCTCAAGGGTGCGAAGCCTGAAGTTGCCGACAAGGTTATGATGGGTGTGGCACTTTAGTGCCACACTCATTACCCCAATTATCCCTACTATTGAAACGGAGTTTCAAATGAGAATTATAAACGAAACTAACAATAAGGCTATGCCTAAAGGTAAGAAACTGCATTGTGAGTTATTTAACTCACTAGGTGAGTTCATTAAGTATGCCCAAACTAATCCTAATACGGGTTCTTCGGATAAGAAGTACGATGAAGAATGGCACGGACCACACGCCAGAACACTAAAGGCTACTTGCGAATTAGCAACCGAAGGTTGGACTGAGTTGCGTCCACAAGTTGATAACATCCTTACGGATGTTACTGAACGACTTGCCGATAGATTATCGGAACTTTATAAACCAACTTACGACTTTGGCGGAGCCTATGTGGATATGGGGCGTTTCGTGGAAGGTGACCCCGAATGTATGGTGAACTTTTCCGCTAGTGCCGATAAGTCTATCGGCAGAGTTATTAAGGTTGTCGTTGCAGGAACTGCAAGTTGTTACATTACTGCCGAATGGCTTATGAAGCGTGGCATTGCGGTGTTGTCGCTTATTGATACCATCAATAAACTCGGCTTTGGTGTTGAGTTGTGGTGGGATTCCACGGTATCGGGTGACGGCGGTAACGCTTATAGTACGGCAGTGAAACTGCACGACTCGGCGGATACTTTGGACATTAACTCCGTTATGTTTGCTTTGGCTCATCCTTCAATGTTGCGCCGTCTAACATTCTCTGTTCAAGAACAGAGCGAAACCGCTAACCAACAACACGCCACAATGGGAAGTGGCTATGGCTCACCCCATAAAATGGGGTTGCCTATGGTTGACGAGTACGATGTAATCGTGGAGAAACTTCAGGACGGTAGCGGTGACATTGTCCGTGACCCTATGGGTTGGGTTATGCAAACTCTCAAGGGGATGGAACTTATTCCATCCGACATTTAAAGAAAGGTAAACATTATAATGTTTAACAGATTACCTATTGTGAAACGGCTACGCCGTAACATTCACAACTTGCAGATTCTAGCAACGCAGTTGCAGAATCAGGTTGACGAAAAACATCAGGAAGTAATTGACCTAAAGGCTCAATTACATAATGCAGTCCATAAATACGAACACCGTATTGACCAACTCAAGGATGAGTTGTACGACCTAGACATTGCATACGAAAACCTATACCGTGCCTATAATCAGGCACAAGTATCCTTGAAAGGGGACAAGTGATGACCACTCAAACATCGCCAACTTATGTTGGCTTCCATAAAGAATCGGGGCTATGGGCTTTCAGTCCTAGTATGATAGGAAATGTTGACTTCGTATGGGATGTATCCCATTGGGGGTTTCAACAGATTCAGGACCTTATGGAATTGCCTAGCGATAAGGACCGACTAGTTTATCTAACTAGTCAGTTGGGTATGCCGTTGGAAATGAATCGTGATTACCTTTCAGAATTGAAAGGTGAATAATTATGAACACGGACAAACTTTGGGAATGGGGCGTAGCCCTATTTGGTTGGTTCTTCCTGCTGTCCCTGCTCCTAACGCTTAGGGAACAGTGGGTGGAAGACGAGATGATGACCGTGAACCTGATTATGGTTGTTGTTATGTTAGTAACAACAGGGTTCTTTTTCTATGGCTTCGTGTTGGTGACTTATTGGATTTACATCCTAATAAAGGACAGCGACATTATCAGAACTATCCGTTCTCTATGGTGGAAACGGAGATAACAACCGATAAACTAACTGCAGACAATAGTCTGCACCAACCAATTCCCGTTGGTTGCGTGATACATAGTGGACACCGCAGATGCTCGCTATGTGTCACGGAGTCAACGGCTCCAAACAAATCCCTACTAACCTGAAAGGTTACATTATGTCATCAATTACCGTAGGATTATTCCTACCAAGCGGGGTTAATGTTGAACCCGAACCTATCTTCGTAGAAGATTATAAATCAATTCAGTCCGCCGTAGGCGGTACCTTTGACGCTATTACCACAAATTGTGGTATGGAAGAAATGTTGTTCGTTGGTTATGTAAATGATGAGTTTCTCATCAACGGCATGGAGATGAACTATCTCGCAACTAATCTCTTCAAGCGTGAAATTCACGGCAACTGCGTAGTTGTGTGGGGCTTGTCGGAAGACGGCGAGTATGACGGCGACAACCACGACATTCCTGAAGGAGTATACGGAGTATTAGTTGACGGATTAACCGAAGGAACTGCTAGTGCTTATAACCTTGCGGTTAGTATGGCTACTATTTGCGACTTCGCCATTCAACACAACATCTCCGATGAAGAAACACTTGACCGTGCCACTTTCACAATGTATGACTGTTCCACCAACGGTGACCGTTCATCAGAACGGTATAACAACGCTATGGCTACCCTAAAGGGTATGTTGGATGATGTTGCTACATTTGCCGAAGATAATGCCGAAGGCATCGGTGAACTCAACGCAGACGAAATGCAACAAATTGCAGGCTTCTGCCGACATATGAACGAGATGCTTTAATGGCTAATGCTATTAAAACACAAACAAACAACGGGGGGCGTAAGCCCCCTGTTCAGTTGTTTAAAGCAGGTATTTGGGTATGTCCACGGTGTAAAAACACCGTAGAGATTTTTATAAAAATGACGGCTCCGCCGTCGTGTAATAACCACATCGGTAAAGGAATTACCGTTATGGAATTGAAAGGAAAATAATAATGGAAACAGAAAACTACACCGAAGAACAGGCGTTGAAACTTATGTGGGAATTTGCCCATAAGTTTGGATGGAAGGGTGTAATGTTCACCCGTGATTATGTACGGCAAGCAGTCATTGACCATTATGGATGGTCAGAAAGCCTTGACGACAAGGTGGACGCTGTTATGTCTGGTCGTATGTGGGTGAAGGACCTTGAAGAAGCCATTGTTGGTGAAGGTATGGAGTGCATCTATGATGCAGTGAAAGAAACAGAACAGGAGCAATAAAAATGGAAACAGAAGAGAAACGCTATTGTGACCAATGCGGTTATGACCTAGCCGATTACGAGTTTGACGAAACCGTGTGCGGTGCTTGCCTATCGGCAATGGAAACAGGGGAGAAAGAATAATGGACACTGAAACAATTCAATACATTGAATCATTGGAATGTCCTGATACTGCGTATCGGGTTATAAAGGAACTTATGTATAAGTTCGGTTTCAAGGGAGTAGTTTGGTGCGCCGAAGACATTATAACCGTCCTAGAGTCTAGGTTGGTGGAACCAACAGGTGAACTGTTGGATGCGGTTATGGCAACTAGAGAGTGGGATTACAGCATAGATGCTGTTGCCGACTTATACGGTTGGGACTTTATTAGCGATGCCGTCACTAAAGTGACAGGTGTTGAAGATAACTATTTGGATGACCTTTAGGAGAAAGTTATGGTTATGCAACTGATTACAGTAGATGCGCCCGACATTGACGGGTATTATGAAGTGCAATACGCCAATGCGTATAAGGGATGGGTGGTAACTCGTTACCATAATGTCTTCAAATACGGTGGGCAATGCTCTATGGAATACGAACATGAAACTGTTTTCAGTTTCATTATTGAAGCACTAGAATGGTGTTTAGCAGATTATGACGAACTCATTGAAGAAATAGGATACGACTGATGGACATTGAAAATGAACTAGGATGCGGTGTTGCGGAACACGACTTGTCGTGTTTATGTGATGTTGTCATACCACATGACATTGTTCCTATAACTAGGAACGGCGTACATGACATGTGGATGGGGCGTGAGTTGTGCGAATTGAAAGGTTATGGTGTCCCTTGGACACGGCAGACTATCCTTGACTATCTGGTTGACCTTGAAACTTTTTATGATGCTTATCATTATTCCAAACACTCCCTTCAGGGGGAGAGTTTGCTTGAAATGGAACCTGTTGAGATTAACGATGACGACTCTCCGTTCGTTCAATGGGGTCAAGTGCGTGAAGTCGTGCAGTATGCCATGGACAAGTTCAACGATAGTCTCGTTGAGATTATGAACTACCACGAATTAGAACCACAGTTTCTAATGGACAGCCTAACGACAGGTAAGGCAGGTGACGGTTGGACTCAGGAACGCATAGCGGAACTAGACGAACTGTTTATGGGTGATAATCTTAATTATCGGGAAATTGCCAGACAGTTAAATTTAACTGTTGCTATGGTGAACGGTATCCGCAAGTATTGGTCGGAACGCCGTGAGCGTTTGAAAGGCGGGGATAAACCCGCACAGAAAATGCTACACCAATTAGCGAAAGAAACAGAGTTAACTTCACGGGAAATTGTGGACATAGTCCATAAAGAGTTCGGTAAACAATACAGCCCCACCGTAGTTAATAAGGTTCGTGAACGCCACCGCAAGAAACTAGCGGGTGCGTAACACATAACTATACACTATAGACAGTATTGGCAGGGACAATGGAACAGTGACAATAGACTGTCCTTGTCCGTGCTATACTGTCCCTGTAAACAGCAGACTATCCTTGCACTGGAGAAAAAATGAGAATAGACCATCACGCTGGCGTTATTTATTTGCGCCAATCGTGGCTAAACGACAGCATTATCTGTCCTGAAAGGTCACGGTTCAAACTAGCGAAACCTGAGTTGTCGGGTCCGAGCGATGCGACCATTATGGGTACAGCAATTCACTATGGAATTGAGACTATCCTTGGCGGTGGCAACCCTGATGAAATGGTTGACACCGTATTAGAACATTGGGAAATGCTAAAACAACAACCATATAAGGTTACTAACCTTGATATGGATAAAGCCGTCGCCCAGATAGGCGGTATGTGTGAAGCGTTCAAAACGCAGATTATGCCTGAAGTTACCTTCGGTGGTCAGGTTGAGATGCGTTTCAGTTTCCCGCTTGGTCTAACCATTGGCGAGTATGACATTTGGTGCGAAGGCACTATGGATTACATTGACCCTAATGGTGTTGTGTGGGACTGGAAAACAGCGTCCCGTCCTTATTATATGAAGGAGAAACAGTCACAATCTATTCAGGCTACAGTTTATTGTGCCGCAGCGGTTGACCGTTTGATGACTAAGTATCCTGCCGAGTTCCGTTATGGCGTTATGGTACGCCAAGAAAAACCTAAAGCCCAAATCGGTATTCTTCGCCGTACCGAAGAACACCAGCAGTGGCTTATTCATAATGTGAAACCAGTAATCCAAACTGCCCTTGTTATGGGCACGGACAGAAACTGGCTTATGAACGACACCAGTGCGCTATGTAGCGAAAAGTGGTGCGACTATTGGAGTATGTGTAAAGGCGCATTTGTCAGCCCGAATGGACTGTCCTTGCCCTTACAGGAAACTCCAGTGACATTGACAGAACCAGTATCTGATACAGTGTCAACCAACTACTCAACAAAGGAGAGTACAAATGGTCAATAAAGACCAATCCATTATCATGCAAGTAGCCGCAAAAATTGCGAGCGAATTAACACCCAAGAGCAACGATGTTAATGCAAACATTGTTGCGTTCAATGAAGCATACGAAGCAGTGTGTGACATTATCCTTACTTCACAAGGTATGAGCGTCACAGCCCCTGCCACGACACCAGCACCACAGCAGGCTCATAATCCTGCTCCAGCACCAGCAGATGAGCAACTGTTTACACAGTCGTTCCCTGAAGCGAAGCCAGTAAGCGGATTCACAGTCAGCATTAAAGGCAAGCAACACGGTCCAATCCCCGAATGGCTTAACGAACAGTGCGCTATGAAGGGTGTAAGCGAAGTGTGGGATAACCGTGACGGTCTTCAGTCAAACCCGAAGCGTCCTTGGTTTAAGTCCACAACATCCAATGATGCCTTTTGGGCACCAAAGGGTAAATAAATCTAGTCACAACAAGTAGGGATACAAATGACTCCGAATTATGCGGAGCGTTGGGACGCACTAGGGCGTGGGGAGTTAATCCCCACGCCTGATGTGTCTAACGCAACAAAAACAAGACAATACTATAATCCCCTAGCGCACGCAGCGGATGACTTTATCCATTGGGCGCAACACCCACAAGAGCGTATCTACCTAGGCTTTAAGGACCTAGACGAAGAGATGCGTGGAATCGCACCATCGGAGATGTGCCTGATTAACGGGTACTCGCACTCAGGTAAAACAATGTTCCTGTTACAGATACTTGTAGCGAACGCAGACAAACCTGTTGTGTACTTCTGCCCAGACGAACCACGCACGCTAACATTAATCAAGTTAACTTGTTTAATGCATGGTATCCCTGCGGACATGTTGGAAGACCAAGTAGCGAATAACGACTATAAAGCAATTGAACTGTTGAAAGAAACAGCGAACCAGTCGTTCCCGAACCTTGCTGTCTTTGACCAAATGATGACATTAAACGAAATGGAAAACGCACTCGGAGAGATTCGTGACATGTGGGGCAAACCAGCGTTGCTTGTGTTTGACTATTTGGAACTGTTAAACGGCGGTGGTGAAGATGTACCATCCAAGGCTAACACGCTTAAAGCGTTCGGTAAACGACACAACATCCCGTTGTTAGTTCTTCACCAGTCATCACGCACCGCAGGTGCAGACGGCAAGAAGATGACTATCTCATCAGGTGCGTATGGTGGTGAGCAACAAGCAACACACATTATAGGTGTACGCCGAAAGAAGTTTGAGATAGAAGCGCAGATTCGTGAAATAGAAGAACGCTTAGATACATCTAAAAACACAGAGCGACTTTTGGAGAGATTAGATGCGTTACGGTACGAACTTCGTATTCACCAAAACACAGTAACCGTCAACCTTGTTAAATGTAAAAGACCTGCGTCTAAACTACTGGACGACATTGACTTTGAAATTGAACAAGGCACAGGGCGATTAACACGCCTGAAGAACGGAGAGTTCCCGTCCGAGTTCCCAACCGTAGCCAATGAAATTGGTGAACAACTAAGTATCCTAGATGATGATTGGATTTAAACATGGAAAATACAACACGGTTCATTAAACTGTTCCGTGGTCGTGGAGATGTGTACGGCTCTGAAGAAGGGTCGTGCATCAAGTCACCATTAACCACGGATGTGTTCACATCCCACCTAGACGGGACCACACCTATTGGTGTGTACCCTATGGTGCCCATTAAGGGCGACTGGTACACAGTATGGGGATGCACGGACATTGACACAGGTGACCTGCAAGCAGCGAAAGATTTACGAGATGCATTTGCTGTCGCCAATGTCCATGCCTTTATAGAAAAGTCAAGGTCTAAAGGTTATCATGTGTGGGTGTTCGCCACAGAGCCAGTGCTTGCACGGGATATGCGGCGTATGTTCCTAGCGTGTCATCAGGTTGTTGACTACCCTGCCCGTGAAGTAAACCCTAAACAGGAAACACTCGCAAGCACAAAACAATACGGCAACTATGTACGGCTTCCGTACCCAAACTGTTCGGATTTATCCATTCCCAACAGGCGTGTCATCACAGACACGGAAGAACCGTATTCGTTTGACGAGTTTCTTAACATGGCAGAAGCCAGTCTGGTTTCACCAGAAACAATAACACGACTCGCTGGCTTTTATAAAGAACCACCCAAGTCCACACTGATTAACACTGACCACACCCAATGCGAATCCCTACCTGACGCTATGCGTAAACTTAGCCCACTCGGCAAAGTTATTTGGCGTGACGGACCGTTAGAAGGTGGTGACCGTAGCCGTGCCCTAGCCAAGTTGGCACACGAATGTGTACGAGCAGGATTAAACCCATCAGAAACCAAAGTTGTTTTGGTTGACGCTGATTTGCGGTGGGGTAAATACCACAGCAGGACTAACGGCGAACTAGAAATTGATAAACTAGTGGCACGAGTATACACCTAAGGAGTGTTATGGATAACGAAGAAATGCAAAACCGCTTGCGTATTCTGGAAGATTATGTTTATAAACTAGAGCAAGAAGTTTCTGAACTAACAAAAGAACTTCTGATGTGGCGACTTAAAGACGACCCCACATACCCACACCCTGACGCTGAAGAGCCGTTCTAATGGCTACACGCAAAAAGAAACCAGCGCAACACACCGTTGTTATCCAAGGCAGACCCGTACCTAAGGGACGACCCCGACTAGGTAGAAGGGGGCGTGTGTTTACACCTGAGAAAACTTTAATCGCTGAAGCCGCCATTCGTGAAGCATGGGACGGACCACTCTTTGAAGGGTCTGTCGCTATTCGTGTATTGTTTAACGACACCACCACAGAAGTGACCGTCATAGAATATGACGGCACTAAGTCTAAGTTGCGTGGCGACCTAGATAACTATGTTAAAACCCTGATGGACGGTTTGAACGGTGTTGCATGGACAGATGACAAGCAGGTGCATTATGTTGAAGCAACTAAGGAGTGACCCATGGGCAAGTTCTCCGATTATGATTTACCTGCAAAAAAGTTTAACTTCCATGAAGACCTTAAGTTTGGGCAGAAAGGCGAGCAACTTGTTGCCGACTTCCTTAACGCAATGGAAGCAGGTTCCTTTGAAGTTAAAACAGACCGCTACCGTAACGGTAAAATGGTGCTTGAAATTGAACACAACCCACGCAAACGCAGAGATGAAAACGACAAACCCGTATGGGAACCATCAGGATTAAGCGTCACCAAAGCAGCATGGTGGGTGTATGTATACACGCTGGATGGCGAACAAGGAGCGTTCGTCATTGTTTCAACTAAACGCATTAAACGCTATTTGAAGATAAACAAAGAAACCTTTAACCGTAAAACAATGTCCAACTTTGCATGGAACTCATCCAACCCATCCAAAGGATACTTACTTTTACCTGAACATGTAAACGACCTTATGACAAACCCCGCATACGATGAAGTACGACCCGACAAATAAACTAGGAATCTCCGAAATAGAACTCTTAATGATGCCGTATACAGACACGGACATCACAGACCTAGAACCCAATTGGGAACTCGTAGATGCAGTCACGCAGGCAATGTCCATGCTGACAGAAGAAGAACAATGGGTGCTATACAGAATGTTCTACGACAGGGTGACATACGAAGAACTGAAAAACAACCTAGGTATAAAAGCGAAGTCGCACGCATGGCGTAAGACTCGCCTTGCATTAGAAAGCCTAAAAACAGAACTACTTAAAAATCCCTTATTTGAAAAAATGAAAGACAATAATGGCAAAACAAACCGACCTAGAACAACTAAGAACACTGCTAGTGGCTCTGAAAAAAGAAGCGACAAAAATGGGTCTACCGCTGGCTAGAATCAGAGACATAGAAGACCTAGAAAAAACAATCAACCTAGTGGAGAAAAACCGTGGACTACGATAAAGCAAACAAATACAAGCAATACAGCACATGGCTTAAAGCAAAATCAACACAAGAATACGAAGCAGAAATTGCTAGATTAAATGCGGAAGTAGAACGACTGAATAAGTTAAACAACCAAACAAAATGGGGTCAACCCGTGTGGGAACAACTCTGCCACGAACTAGTGTGGGGACTAGGGCTGTTGGAGCAAGACCCGACAAGCCCGAAGGCTTGGCGTAAGGTCTTTAATGTGTTAAAAGCATACGAGAACGCAGTGCGAACTGGCGGCGAATAATGAGTGACGAAAACTTTAACCCTTCCGACATGGACGAACTAAACAAAAAGTTTGACCAAATCATCCGTGACACAGAAAACGGATACTGCGTAGAGTTTCATTTAACACGACTAGCAGCCCGTGACATGGTTAAAGAATGGATGCAAGCCCTATTAGGTGACAAAGAAGCATCTAAAAGTTGTATGGACAACTACGATTACATAATGTCCTGCATCATGGAAGAACTGCAGAAGGACCCAGAATGACATTTGAAGAATGGATTAACGAAGGCATCAAACTAGGATACTGCAGTCCACTCGTGTGCTACACACACGATGGATTACCGCTATCAAAAATAGAAGACGAATTAATGTGGGACTCAGGAGAAGTCTGTATCCCCATAATCCGACTCTATGAAGACAGGGACACCAAGATGGCTGTAGAAACACACAGCCTACCAGCCGTGTGGCGCAAACTTAAAGACGATTAGCCAACGGTGTTTTAACACCCCACGAAGACTTCGTTGTTTCAATGTGCAACCACTTCGCCCACGCCTGACCCATGCCGTGCTTGTTGGGTTCCTGCTTGCGCCAACCCTTCTTAGGGGTCCAAATTGTCCCTGCCACATAATCAATAATCATTTGGATGCCCCACTCATGAGAGTGGGCAATCATCTCTTTCATAGCGTTCATAGCACTAGCCCGTGTACTATAACGCCAATCTAACGCAGCACCAAAGTAATGCGTGGACAACGAACCGCCACCACGAACTTCACGCTTATTAACTATACCAACACTGGTACCGCCATGTCGCTTAATCAGGTGGTCCTTAATAGCCACAATGTTCGGACTAGCCTTGCCACCAAACCGCACCTTATCAAGTGCGGTTGCTTTCTGCCAGTTGTACTGCTCAGTTTTGTTAATCATTCTTTTCTATCTTTCCTTTACGGGCAAGTTCCTGAAGTGCTTCACGAATCTTGAACTGACGGTTAATCGCTTCACCACGCTGTTGTCGTGGACCAATATCACGGTAAGGAACACCAAAGAAGTTAGCCACATTAGAACCTTGACGCTCCTGATAAGTTGACTTACCACCCAATTCTCCACCAGCCAAACGCTGCAAGGTGGCGATAGTAGGCAAAGCGTTACCAAGAGCGTAGTTAATCTTAGGGTTAATTTCCAGTTTACCTTCAGCGTTTCTACGACCTATACCTTCAAGGTCTGCTAAACTTCCTAAACCAGCGATGATTTTGTCAATACCTTTCGCTTCTTCGTATTTATCGGTGAAAGGAATGTCCATAGCCAACTGTTTATCAGCAAGCATTTCAATAGGCAACTTCATAATAGGGCTGAACTGTCCAACCAACTTACTAGGGCTAATGAACTGACCAACTGTTTGCTCCAAACGAGTCATAGGCATATCAGGTGTCAACACTTTAGTGCCACCCAAACTAAACGGACCAGCATCGTTAATCCAGCGTGGCATCAAAATGTCACCAGCAGCAGGGTTACGCTCACGCAACTGGTAATAAGCATTATAGTAACTAGGACGCAACACCATCTCCGTCATCTGCAACGGCAAGTTACGGCTAGTCCACACCCAGAACGGAATAAAGTTCTTCGCCGCTTCGTCAAAACCACTAAGGTCCGTATAGTCAAAGTGGAATCGTGAAATACGCATAACGGCTTCATCATAAGAGTTACCCTTACGAAGAGTGTCAATAGCCATAGGAAGACGCACAGCGTTTTCCGTGAACTCGTTAGCATCACCTAAGAAACGGGTAGCCTTGTTGTTCGCAATCTTCTCTGCGAAACCACCACGAAGAGTAGGGTTAACAAAGTCTGACTGGATACCACGACCCGTAGCCTGAACAGAACGCATAGCCGACTCGTACATCTCACGCTCAGCCAAATCAGTAATGCCCATCTCATCCAACCACTTTACTGGACCATGCTGCTTATAGGCGATAGCAGCCTTAATTCCGTCCATGATGTTCTTGTTATCTACACCCGCAACTTTATTCATAAAGGTTGCGGACATAGCATTACGCACCACAAACCCAGGGGTCATCGTAGCGTAAATCTTAAAGATTTGGTTATAACGCTTAATTGCACGCAGCCACAAAGCCTGCTCTGCTTTCTTAACCAACTTGTCAACATTAGGTCGGATAACCTTATAGAACTCGTCGGGAATCATAACACCAGTGGATTCTAATGCCTTCCATCCATCAAGGATGTCGTCACGCATAGAACCACCAATAATGCCAAGTTCAGCATCGGTTAACTCACGAGCAGCCCGTGGAATAGCATCAAACTCCAGCAACGCTAACTGTGCTTCATCAGCATGCAACTGTGTAACAACACGCTCCCAAGCATCCTTAGCACCAGTGCCTTCAAGACGACTAATAGCGTCCATACGGGCAGTGACACGCTCAGACCACTCCCTTGACATTGTCCCTGCAAAACCAGTCGGTGGGTCAGTATAAATAGTGGTCTTTAATAAATCAATGTCTGCACGCAGGGCATCGCCCGTGCGTTCATTCCAGCGTTCAATAACTTTACGCTGTTCAAACAACGATGCCAAACGCTCTTCCATCTTAGCCTTGCGTTCAAGAACACTGCCTGTTTGGCGACCAGTTTCTGTTGCAATCTTAGACTCCAACAACTCAACCTTACGAGCCAACTTAGATTCCTGCTTAGCAAGAATTTCCAAAGCCTTTTCACGGGTAACACGAATGTTTTTACCACCAATAGAAACATTAACCATACCCGATTCGGCATAATCAGCGTATGCTCTTTCTGCTGCTTTAACACGGCGAGAACCAGCAGACTTGGCACCACCAACCTTGCCAGCAGTGCTACGCAAATCACCAGCAATGGATTGACGGGCAGCCAACTCTGCTTGGAGTTGCTGACCAGTTTCACTAACAGCGTCCAGCATTTCGTTAGCGTCAAGAGAAGCGGTGTGGTAATCTCCATCAACAACGCTACGCAAGAAAGCGTTACCGCTTGTCTGCTGAACAGGGGCACCATTACCAACCATTAAATCATCAGTGATGGTTTTCTTACCGAACCGTTCAGCATAGTTGAAGTTATCAGGCAACAAAACCGTATAGGCACCTTCTGCTGCTTCATCCATTTCGTCCATAAAGCGTGAAGGAAGAAGCAAAGGTCGTCCATTGGTTCCTTCTTCAATCATTGCTCGCATTGTGTTAACAAACATTTCGTTTGCTACTTGGTCCGAGTTTTCCAAACCAAGCGAAGCCGCTTGGGCTTG